CCGATCTGATGTAGTTGGTATTACCATACACCTTGAAGTTCTCGACTTCTTTATACTTCTCAATGAATTCCTTTGCTTCACGCATGGAATCAAATTTAACTGCATCAACATTAGTTCCATCGAGTGCGGTGAACTTAGAGTTGCCTTTACCTTTAACATACAGAGTAGGTTTGAAAGGAATCTTTCTTTTGATGCGGCGACCATCGTCGTATCCGCGATACAAAAGATTGTTGCCATAACGACTGATGTTTGTATAGAATCGCATAATAGAAATAGAAACGGGATATATTAATTATATCCCGTTTATGATTAGAAGTACAATCTTATTGTACAATTGATCTTGGAATGTCGTCTGCCGAAGCAATCATAATCCCTGAACCAAAAATACGATTATATTCATTAATCAACTTGACGTCAAGTTCCATTTCTCCAGCGACAAACGCTTTAAATATACGAACTTTATTGTCTTTTGCGTATGGAGCAAATGGTGCAAAAGCTGCGCCTACTCTTCCATCCTGTGCTTGTTGAACCACGATTTGTGCTGGATTTGTTAGCATATATCCAATGTGGTCAACTTCAACGTCAGCGATGATATCTTCACCACTAACAAGTCTACATACTTTTACACTCATAATATCTCCTGTTATCTTACTTTGCCTTGCTTATAGTTGCGAAAAGCATTTAAGAAATTTGTAAATTTTTCAAGTAATTTCATGCTTCCTCCTCGTTAAGTAATGTCTTCTGACCTTTAGCTTTTACTTGAATTTTCTTTGGCTTCTTTTCTTCTGGAACCATGCGTTCCAACGCGATCTTAAGCATACCATTGAAAAGTTCTGCGCCTTTTACTTCGACTTTATCGTCGATGGCAAAAGAGCGAGTGAAAGCACGAGCAGCAATACCTTTAAATACGTAATCACTCGATTCATTCTCTGCTGAAACATTTCCACGAATAATTAATTTATCGCCATCTATTTCAATGTCGATCTCACTCTGACCGAAACCGGCTACTGCCATTTCGACAACGTAAGTATTTTCACCAGTCTTACGAATATTATATGGAGGATAGCTAGGAATGTTTTTAGTCAAATCATCATGTAGTTTTTGTAGACGATTGAATTGATCATCGAATCCTACAAAAAATTTATCAAGTTCTTTTAGTTGACTAAAGATACCTGGAAGTTGTGTCATATCTCTCTCCTTATTTTGTAGCAAAAGCTTTTTTAGCATCAAAGTTGTATGCTGCTAAGCCCAAAGATGTGAAAAACTTTGTAGCTTCAGAAGCAACTGCTTTAGCGTAAGTGCTTTGTGCTTGAATATAAGTGTTGAGAGGTTTGGCCAGCTCTTCATTCTTTACGAATGTTTTAACGAACTGTGATTTGGCGTCTTGAAATGTATCAATAGCCGTGTTGATTTGATTTAACATAGTGTCTCCTATTAAGCGAGTTGAAATGCATCCCCTAAGGCAATGCGTAATCCTTGGTTTGTTTAACCAGAGCCAAGGCTGCTGGTTGACGCCTTTTACCGTGTACGTCAAACGGTTCCCAAGGTAGTGGGACAGAATTCTAGAAGGTGTTTAGCAAGGTTACCTCCAACCTTGTTCCCATCCCGAAGGGGAATTAGTTTGGGAGTGGACGCTCAACTGGCGTTTCGTCCATAGTCTTTTGTGCTGCTTCCTGAGCTGCACGTTGTGCTGCTTCAAGAGCTGGAAGCTGAGGCTGAGCCTGTTCACGAAGTTTTCCGATAAGACCGGCTACTTGTTCAAAAGGTGCCTTACCAAGAGCGGCAAGAATCATGTTAGCCTCGTCGAGAGTCAGTTCAAATTTAAGCATAGTTTCTCCAATTACTTAGTTGATTTTTTGCCAATATTATATTTGGCGGTTAGCGTCCAGTCGGCTTTTTCCTTAAAGGATACAACCTTAATCTGCGACAACGAAACACGTTTTTCCGCTTTCGCCGGAAAAACGATCTTCAGCAATCCCCAATCTGATAACAGACCGGCGATTGTATTTCTACGTTCAATATCTCCAGCAGTAATGTTTGCCTCTTTTCCATCTAGCGCAAACAACTCCTTGAAGTGAACGATAAAGTATCTACCTTGCTTATGTAAAATATGGCAAGATTGATACAGTGTTTTATCTTTTCTAGAGGCCACTCCAATGCGAGTGAGAGTTTCACGAACCTTTAAAAAGTTATCTGGTTCTGGCAACGTCACTTCAAGCATTGATTCCGGTGACCAATCGTAATATATTAATTCTACAGTCATTTCACAATTCCTTTTATAATTGTCATAATAAAGCATTAGACTGTAATATTTATACGATTAACGACCTCCGCTTGAGTATTTCTCCCTTAAATTTTTAAGTTGAGTTTCATTCAGAAGATCGATAATCTGTAGTGCTTTCTGATGAGAGTAATCGTACTCCTTCATTATTAGCTTGACATCTTCTTCCAGTTGATCACGCTTATGCCACTTGGAAAACCTCTTACGCTTAGAGATACCAATTCTATAGAAATCGAACTGCCATTGCTTTGGTATATCTGCAGAAGAATTCATTTCATTTGCAAACATGATTGTATCCGGAAAGTAAGACAATCCGCGGTTGATCATAAATGGCACGTAATCTTTTTCAGTAAGCGGATCTTCTCTTAGAAGATCTTTCTTACTATCATTGATTGCATTTAAGAAGTCAAAGAAACTCATCTTGATTTTAACTTTTCTAAGTCTTCGGTAGAAGCATTAAACAATTTACCTGGAAATCTTTCACTCAAAATATCTTCTAATTCTTTTATTGTTTTTCCGTGAGCAAGGTATGATCCATCGTCTTTCTTGTACACAAATAACTCGCCATCATGATCTTCTACTTTGATAGATATCATTCTACTTTTAAATTCAGCAAGTGTGTCTTCAGCAATTTTAGATATTACTCGCGTAGCATGGTATTCGCGTGCGTGCCAGCCAAGCAAAAAACAAAATGCACCAAAGATAGAGACAATGAAGAGAGCTTCCATTATTTAAACTTCAATTGAGCCATAACTTCTGTAAGAGCTGCCATCGTATTGATCTCACGATCTGCAACAAACGCGGCTTTATATTGATACTCGGCTAGGATTAAAACAAGTTGAGGGATAGAACCTTGTTCGAGATAGTCAACGGCTTTATCATAAAGCTTGCGAAATAGTTCAGTTGATTCAATATCAGAATTCTTTCCAACCCACTTACGAACTTCAGTAAAGTTCTTAGCTTTAAGATTCTTAACTAGTTCTACATATGATTCATCGCCAAGATTAACAAGAATACCAGAATCGATTATACCACTAACTGAGTATCTTTGTAACTCATTTAGAATACGACGATAATCTGGGAAATACTTAGTGATAAGTTCTGCTATAACTTTACCATCGGCTTCAACTTTTTCTTGAGAAAGAATATCTAGAACACGACGATAGAATCCTGCAGCAATCTTTGGCTTTTCAGAATTCTCAATCTTAAATTCAATCACTGCACAACGCGAGTGAAGAGGTTCGATGATACGATTCTTAAAGTTACATGTAAAGATAAAGCGACAGTTGTTGCTAAATTCTTCAATGAATCCACGAAGAGCCGGTTGAGTTGAATTGGCATTAAGATAATCTGCTTCGTCAAGGATAACAACTTTCTTGGCATCAGTAAGTGATACTGAAGACGCAAAGTTCTTAATCTTACTACGCAGAACATCGATACCAGATTCTTCTGAACCATTGATGAAAAGATATTCAGCACCAATCTCGTTGCATAGTGCTTTTGCAACCGTAGTCTTACCTACACCTGCTCCACCACAGAATAAGAAGTTAGGAAGCTCGCCTGAGTTGATGAACTCCTTAAATGTCTTCTTCATTGAGTCAGGAAGAATACATTCCTCGATTGTTTGAGGACGATACTTTTCAACCCACAAATATTGTGTCATTAGAACTCCGAGTCAGCTTCAACAGCAACGTAATATGTCAGGTCAGAAGCGGTGTGTTTAAAACGAGAGATTTTCTTTTTAGAAATAGAAACTTCATAGTCATTGGGAATCATCTTAAGATTCTCGACTTTGAGATGTGCTTTAAATGTTTCGTCAGTAGTACCTAGTGCATGAGTATATGCATTAGCAGTATCATTCTTCTTATCAGAAACGATAACACTTAGTGTAGTACCATCACCACTGATTGTTACATCACTTGCTTTAAGGATACCTGCAGTACGTTGAATCATTGCAAGTTGAGTTGCATCAAGATTAAATGTAACATCTGCGCTTGGAAACTTGATAGTTGCCGGTGCAGACTTAACAACACCTTCACCAGCTGCAAAGTATTTGATACGAGAATTTGTATTAGTAGAATCTGCAATCAACACATACTTTTCTTTAAAGTCAAGATCAGTATTGTCAAACAGAGAAGTAACTCCTAAGAATTCATGAAGATCATAAATTCCGAAGTCACTTGGGAAGGTTTCAGTGATGGTAACCTCAGCCATCACATTCTTTCCTTCAGATATTGTTGCTAGTTTATTACCGGCTTTAAGCATCAGACTTCCATTAATACCTGAGAAGTTCTTGATGACATTGAGCGTTTCTTTAGATAGTTGCAT